TCCACTAGTAGCGACCAGTCTCGGTCAGAGCTAAATAACCAGATTTTTTCTATGCCGTACTTTTTCCTATTTTTGCATATAAATCCTGCAATATCATCTGCCTCGACGCCAGGAAATCGTAAAACAGGATAATTATCATCAAGCTTATATTTGGCGAGAGTGTCTGTGACTTCTTGTAGAAACTCTTTAAACTCTTGAGCTTCTTGCTCTGTTTGTTCTGCATACTTCTCTTTTCTACCGCCTTTGTAGGTTGGTAGTAGCTCTTTTCTGTAAGAGCTACTACCCATATCGCCAGCAATAATTAGCTTTTCGCACTTGTAGGATCTGCACAAGCTATCCACTGTACTCATGTACTCATCGGCGAAGTTCTTAGCTTTCTTATGCTTCCATCGGAAAGCTAAGTTAAGCGAGTCAAGAATAGCTAAGCTATTAGACTCCAGTTGGGTTATTTGTTGGAAGGTTTTCATCTAAATATTGTCTGTATACTAAATTATGGATAAGAGATATCGTAACTAAGCTGTAATCGTATTCGGATATTTTTGTATACCCTATGCTAAAGCAGAAATTACTAGTAATAGGTATGGCGGACTTAAGTATTCTTAAACTACCTACTACATCCTCATAATCAAAATTTCTAGTTACAGGTACTTCAATGTACTCATCTTGATTACTCATTAATCTGCCCTACATGTAACAGTAAAAGTAATTCGTTGTCCTGAGGTATCGAATTACTTTTACGTTATCAGCATCGCATAATCTACGTAAACTATGGAACTGACTGTACGCAGCGTCTAGTTTAGGCGTACAAGCACTAAGAAGGATTATTCCTACTAATCTTAATTTTTTCATTTTATAAATTTTGGTTGTTCGTTTACTAGCCAGTCTGTTAATAGTGCAACGTAAAACTCATACCCTAAGCCGTTAAAAAAGAAGAACCTGTAGTCACCAGAGGGCATGTCTTCAAATGCTACAAACGTTTTACTTCTGTCATGCTTAAATATAAGTAAAGGTAGTTTATCTACTTGCTTACCTTGTCTAACTGCCTGCTCCCACCACTTAATAACCTGTGGGTCTTTGTCTGTAAGCAGCTTACTGGTCAAATGGTCATCAGCATAATGTTTAGCTTCAACAGCGTACAGATTCTTTTCGTTAGGAACGTATAAGTCGCCCTTAAGACCATGTTTAGCATCCAGTGCCCCTGAACTAGGCACTCTTTCCCACACTAGACCTGTATGTTCTCTTAGGATATCTCGCACCATGGTCTCGGCTCTAGCACCTTTTGCTCTAGGGTCAACTGCCATTACTATCCTTGTATGGGAATATACTGGCAAGTGCTTCAGATAATTTCTTATAGTCTTCAGCAGAGGGGGTATAGTCCTCCGGTTTTGATAGCCCCATATCTATCATTTTACAAGGACAATAAGGCTCTCCCTTACGTTGGCCCATACAAGCACATATATTCATTATACTTCCAATCTAGATATATTATCTTCTTTAATAACCTGCACTCTCTCTATAAGAGGATGGCTAAAAGAATGACTAACTAATATAGTATTTAGTTTTTCTTCTAACAAAACTTCTACTAGCGACTCTTTACCCTGAGCGTCTAAGTTTTCTACTGTTTCATCTAGTATAAGTAAATTGGTTCTGCTATTAGACAAAGACTGCATTAACTTACGAATTGCTAACAAAGTAGATATATTTACTCTGCTTCGCTCTCCTGAGCTAAGCGCAGTTATTTCAATATCTTCCCCATTATCAGTAATAACTACGTTCAACTTATCAGAAGAAGTAACTTTAAATGATAACTGAAATCTACCACTAGATAGTATAGTTAGGTATTCGTTAGCAATATTTTCTAAATCTTTTACCAAGCACTCAATCTTGTAAGCCACTAAACCTGTTGTAGATAGTGCTTTGACAAGAACCTGAAGTTTAGAGTACTCAGCACTTTTAGTATCTAATAATGCTGAGTAAGTTTTTAAATCTTGTTGCATTTCTTGCATCTGAGACTTAATAGATTCGACCCTAGCATTATGAGCCAGCTTAGCTGTATTAGACTCACGTATTTTAGCAATAGATTTACGAACTTCTGAAATCTTAGTACTTAGAATAATAATGTCTTTTTCTAAATCTTCTTGAAGTTGTACTTCTAGGGGCAGCTTAGGGTCTACTAATTCTGTATATCTTGCTTTATCTTTACAAGCATTGTCGTAGGTACCCCACAGTTTATTGCTACTTACAATAATATTTATACTATTCTGAACTTCTTTCAGTTCAGTTTCTAAATCTACTTTTTTGGTATTAAAAGCTAGGACCATATTATACATAGTAGTATGGTCAATATCTTGAGAACAGGTAGTACACTTAGTAATAGGCCCTTTACATTTACTAGCTAAAGTAGACCCATTAGCTAATTCTGACTTAATATTAGCTAATCTAACATTTAGCTCAGTTAGCTCTTCTTGAGTATACTTGAGACAAGTAGGCTCTTCTAATAATACTATTGATAAGCCTATATTTTTATTATTGGCTAGAATCTTCTTGTTTAGAGATTCTATATTTGCTATAGAATCTTTTAAGCCCGCTAAGTACTCTACTAAGTCATCAGGAGGCTTAGGCTCGTCTTCTAGTTCTTCTAAAACAAAGTCACTAGTCTCATACTTACTTAGCCAGCTACGTACTGTTTCGACTTTAGACTCTGCACTAGTAACTTCTTTACTAGCTGCTGAGGATAACGCTCTAAATACCTCTGAGGCTTTAGTGTACCTACCAAGATTTAGTAGGTCGATTAAGAACTTTTTACGTTCAGTATCTGTAGCCGTAAGAAAAGCTAAAGAAGATAAGCTACTCTGGTATACAATCTGTGAAAAAGTTTTATGGTCGTAACCTACTAGTTCCTCAATAAGTTTGTATGTACCAGTTGCTGTATGGCTACTAATATCTTCGCCTTGGCGCAGTAGTTTTACGGTATTGGTAGTATTTGTACGTGTAGTACGAATTTCATAAGTTATGCCGTCTTTATCTACGTCTAACTCAATAAAGTAGCTTTTATCTTTAACGTATCTATTAAGGATACTACCCTTCTTAATTTTTTTAGAGTTCTGACTAAATAGTACTTCTTCTAAGATTAAGGCTATAGAACTTTTACCATGTCCATTAGCCCCAAGTAGTTGAATTAGAGGGCTATCGTTTAATACCAACTTGTTGATAGGGCCGTATGAGAATATATTACCCCACCGTAATTCTTTATATATTAGCATTATTCTTCTATCTTACTTAAATTATTATTAAATATGTCTAGTAGATCAGCTACTGTGTTCTCTGGTAGTTGCAGTATGTATAACAAATATTCCTGCAACTCTTGGGTTAGTGACATACTAGAGTCTAACATTAAAGCTGTGTCTGACTCTCTTTTTACTACTTTCTTGTCTATAAGATCAGAATCTTGCATAGCCCCTAATTGGGTCATGTCACCCTCTACTTCATAGATAGTGTGATGATATTCTGTAGCAGGCATAGGGTCGCCAGCAGTTATAGACTTACGTATCAGCTGAGGTACTTCTAGTTTACGCCACTCATGTTGTAGAGTTACGCTGTCTAAAAATATAATACCTGAGTCAGTTAGCGACCTATGGAAGCTAGTGGTAGCTGGAGATCCTGGATATAGGATATTGCGTTGACAGTTATCGTAACTGTGCAAGTCGCCTGCTACAACTAATTCCCAGCGATTTAGTAAATCTAGATCAATCTCAGGCTTGACGTGTGGCTCAATAGCACCACGTACGTGAGTAAACAATATATTACCAGTAAAGTCTTCTGGCTCAAACTCTTTAAGTTTGCAGTAAGGTATAAAGTCCAAATTTTCTATACTGTGATACGTATCAATAACTAATACGTTACTATTTAACCTATTAGTTACTGCTTTAAGATTAGTAAAGAATGTTTTACCTTTCTTAGTAGCCTCATGATTGCCGTCATAGATAATACAAGGGCATTTAATAGCGTACACTAATTCAAAGTATATTTCTAATTCTTCTACTGTGGGATGCTTGTCAAATATATCCCCACCAATTACTAATAAGTCCTGCTCTTGGGTAACATTACATAACTGTTCAATTAGTAACTTATACCTATTAGTAGCCCACTCTACTGGTACATTCTTTTGACCTAGTTTTATATGTATATCAGCAGTAAAGGCAATTTTCATTCAATAATCCCTAAGTCTTTACTAATGGACTTAAATTTATTAAGTCTAGCTACTTTCTTGTCCCAATCTTCTTCCGAGATTTTTACTTGTATGCCAGTAGCTTCTTCTAAAGAGGCTACAGCTATGCATAAGTCGCCCATTTCGTCAATTAGCTTATCTGCATTAGTTATCTTAGTTACTGGGCAAGCACTATCTAATCCAAAACGTAATGCTTTTGTAGCTGCTTGAGCTACTTCGGAAGCTTCTTCAGCTATCTTTATAAGAGCGTACTGTGTATTATTCATATTTGTAGTGAGAAAAGCCGCTATAAGTAATACCTATAGCGGCTTAATTATTAACCTAGTTCGTTAACAGCTTCTGAGTCCGTAGTAGCATCTTCAGCAGGAGTTTCTTCATCTCCGCCTTTAGTAATACGCTCTAACAAAGCCTTAACTTCATCAGGTGTACTACGAGGAATCTTAACGTCAATTGAGAGTGCTTCTGCAGCTAGAGCACGCTCACCTTCTGTAAGTGGACGTTGCTTCAACTTAAGTTGAGATAGTGTGTACTCAACATTGAAAGCTAAAGGACCTGTCTTTGCGCGCTTGAAGACAATATCAAATCCTGAATCAGGATCGGTAGGGTCAAGACCTAAGTCTTCTGCGGCTGAACGAATTTGTTCAAATAACTTCTTCTTAAGGTTCAGAACAACAACTTCTTCTCCGCCAACGATACAGTTGACTGAGTAGCTCCAGCTGCACTTCTTATCCGGGAAGTAGTCAGGTACGTGGTCGTACTGAGCGTTGTTGAATTTTTCTAATTCGCGATCAAATGCCAAGCACTCGACTGGAATATCCTTATTATTAGTACCTTTTAACCAGTAAACATAACGGGGGAGAATACCTCCAATGATACGTACAGTGTTTTCTCCATCTTTGTAAGTATACGCCTTATGCGAGTTCTTAACTGCCGTGCCGTTTGTTTTTCCGAATGCTAATGCCATGTGTGTCCTTATTCGTATTTAAAATGAATTTCAGTTGGTGTTATTTTTAATAACGGATTTGATCTAATTACGTCATGCCTCAGATCAGGAAAGTATGACGTTTGTAAAGTATTCGAGCCCCACCTAGTATACATTAGATAGTCTCTGTAGGATGCTAATTTTACATACTGTAACTTAAATAGTACATCTGTTGATGTATCTTTAAATAATTCTGTAGGGTTAAGCAAGTAAGAGTATCCATGCAGAGATACTATACTAGGCTTATACTTACTACTAAAATTAGTAGCGGGTTTCTTAGTGTGGTGGTACTCTAACAATGCCATAAACTTATTAGGGTCCTTAGCTGCTTGAGCCTCTAGTTTTCCTAAATCAAAAAATAATGGCATAAACTCCCCTTTACAACATATATTATATCATAAATTTAGAAACGGTACAAGTTAAAAATTCTATACCATTACCTTACATATGGTTTACGTTCCGAGTATTCTTTACCAGCCATACCACATTTAGGAAAGTTAAACCATCGCAATTTTCTTTCACTAGTACAGCTAGCTCCATCCGTAATTTCGCTACCTAAAGCCCTCTGGATCATAGGTAGCGAAATTAGGGCTATGACATCTTAACTCCCAGGCAGCAGATGTTCCTGGCTTTGAGTGTACGCACTCTTTACAATATCTTACTTTCATTATGCTCCAATTACCTTCCAACCCTTTCGGGCATAGAAGGTTAATCTAAATCGGTTTTGTACTCTATCTGCAGGACCAGAAAAGTGTATATCTACTACAACAGGTGTTGGCTTATCAGGATACATACGCTGTATACGACCAATAATCTGTTCCAGCAAGGACTCGCTAGCAATAGGTGCCGCTAAGATGACGCAGGATAGTGGGTTAATAGATATGCCTTCTGAGAAGATTTGTCTGCTACCGCAGATGCTGGTTTTTTCTCCTGATTCAATTTGGGATTTGACTGCCTCTCGGATTTCGAGGTCTGAGCCACCAGTAACGCACACACAAGATTTGCCAATTAATTTTCCTACGTTATGTAAAAATTCAACTCTGTCTGCTATTATTAATACTTTATACCCCTTGGACTCCTGTACTCTTGCTACTTCTGCAATAAACTCTTGGTAACTTGGGTCATACTGTAGGATATTCATTTTCTTAGCCCAGCCTTCTCCATCAGCTAATCTTATACCAGGTTTTAAAACCTGAATATAGGGTACCATTGTATTAGATTGTGGAGGCTGAAATAGGTCTAGCCCGAAGAAGTCTTTGAATAGAATATGCTTGCCATCAGTACGTATCATAGTACCTGATAGACCTATCTTATTCTTGGAATACATGCTATCTAAGAATGACGAGAAGGTAGACGCTGTAACGTGGTGACACTCGTCTATTATAATAGTACCAAACTCTTTGGCAATAGAAGGAGCTAATTTAGTAAGTGTTTGAATATTACCGACCACTATAGTGTGGTCTATATCAAATACTCCAGAGCCTATAACCCCCACAGGCATATTATATAGCTTTTTAACTTCTAATACCCACTGATCCCTAAGCATAGTATTATGACATACTATCAGGGTTTTCTGACCTAGCTTCCTAGCTATAGTTAATGCGGTGAATGTCTTGCCCCAACCAACCATAGCGTTAATAAAGCAAGAACCTGTTACTTTATCATAT